GATCTGCCGTAAGCGTAAAGCAAGAGATTAAGAAAGGTAGGTACACAGTACGAACAATCCGTTTGGTATTCCTGATGACCTGATGACCGCCGCTATTGTGGCAGCTATGAAGGAAAGAAGCGCACAGCAGCAGAAGAACAGCAAGCCGGAAAATCCCTTTAATATGGATGTGGTATCTATGGCAAAAAAGTCCGCAAAGACTGCAAAGTAGCTTTATGATGTCTATGTTGAAGTGGGCTTCACGCAGGAACAGGCTTTTGAACTGGTTAAGGGTATCTTGACTGCAAAGAAAAACTAATTACAAGAAAGGTTAAACAGGTGAAAAATTATGGCTAACATTTGGGAAGAATTCGATAAGAGCATTGACACGGAAGGTTTGGCAAAGGATGTTGAGGAAGCAGCAGAAAACGGCGGTCGCCGTGAAGTTCCGCATGATACTTATGAGGTGGCAATCAACAAGCTGGAGCTGACAAAGAGCAAGAAAGGTGATCCGATGGTCACTTGCTGGATGAATATTGTTGAGGGTGAGTACAAGAGCAGCTTGATTTTTATGAATCAGGTGGTAACGCAGGGATTTCAGATTCACATTGCAAACGAATTCATGCGTGCGCTGGTTCAGGAGATGGAAACCCCTGTTGAAGTCCAGTTCAAGACCTATTCGCAGTATGCGAACATGATTATGGACATTATGGAAGCCATTGATAACAACTTTGAATACAAGGTTCGTTATTACGAGAACAAGGGCTATAACGCATTTGAGATTCAGGAAGTTTATGTTCTTGAAGATTAAGTGATACAACTTGTGACCTGACAAGTTAAACAGGCGGGTGGGTTGGTGGGAAAACAGCAGAAAGGGGTGAATGGATTGCTGTTTTATGATTTTGAGGTTTTCAAGTATGATTGGCTGGTTGTGGTAATGGATATGACCGCAAAGAAAACCCATGTGATAATCAATTCCCCGGAAGAACTTGAAGCCTTATATAAGGCAAATATAAAAGAAATTTGGGTTGGTTTTAACAGCCGCCACTACGATCAGTACATTTTGAAAGCTATCCTTTGCGGGTTTGACCCTAAAAAGGTGAATGACTACATAATCACAAAGGGAAATCCCGGTTGGAAGTTCAGCAGCTTATTCCGGCAGTTCCCCCTTTGGAATTATGATGTGATGCTGAACACCGATGTAGGTTTGAAATCTTTTGAGGGGTTCATGGGAAATGACATAAAGGAAACTTCCGTTCCCTTCAATATTGACCGAAAACTTACGCCGGAAGAAATTGCCGAAACGGTGAAATACTGCAAGCACGATGTTGAACAGACAGTTCAGGTTTTCTTGAAACGAACGGAAGAATTTAATACTATGATGTATTTCATTAAGCATTTCGGGCTTAGTATGGATTACATTTCCAAAACCAAAGCGCAGCTTGCAGCGGAGATTTTGGGCGGCAATCGCAAGGGGGCAGATTTTGACGATGAATTCCAGTTCCCTATTCTTGATTGCTTGCACCTGAACAAATATAAGCATATTGCGGAATGGTACGCAAATCCTGAAAACCACGATTACAGCAAGAAACAGGACAAACAGATTGTAGCAGGGGTTGAACATACCTTTGCATGGGGCGGCGGTCATGGGGCAAGGGCAAAATATTCCGCTGATGGGGTATTCCTTATCATTGATGTTACCGCCTATTACCCTTCATTACAGAAGAAATATTACTTTGGGTATCGTGTGATGAACCACCCTGAAAATTTTGAGTTTATCCACGATTCCAACATTGCCTACAAGCGGAAGGGTGATAAAAAAGCAAGACAGCCCTTCAAAATTATGGATAATGCAATCAGCGGGCAGATGAAACAGAAATCTTCCGCTTTGTATGACCCAATGAGCAACAACAGCATTTGTATCAATGGACAGCTTTTATTGCTAGATTTGGTTGAACACATTGAACCGTATTGTAAACTTATACAGAACAACACGGACGGTATTATTGTAAAGCTGAAAGACTATGAACATGATTTTGATGTGCTGGACGATGTTGTTTATGAATGGGAACAGCGAACAGGAATGAAAATGGATTTTGATACCTATATCGGAACAATTTATCAGAAGGATGTGAATAATTACCTTCTGATTGACCGAAAAACGGGCGCAATCAAGGCAAAGGGCGGCTATGTTATGAAGCTGAATGATTTAAGCTATGACTTGCCAATTATCAACAAAGCCTTGGTTGATTATATGATTCATGGAATTCCAGTGCGCCGAACTATCATGGAATGTCAGGACTTGCGGGAATTTCAGCTTGTTTCCCGTATCAGCAGCAAATACACACACATTCTTTACGGTGATAAGCCTATCAAAGAAAAGTGTATCAGGGTGTTTGCTTCCAACAATCTCGCTGATCCGGGCGTGAAAAAGGTTCATGCGGTAAGAAAAACCACCGCAAAGCTGACAAATTCCCCGGAACATTGCTTCATTTTCAATGACGATGTGAAGGGCGTTCCCGTTCCTGATAAGCTGGATCGTCAATGGTACATTGATTTTGCAAATAAAAGATTATCAGATTTCGGGGTGGTGTGATGGACGATTTACATATTACTTACAACCACGGGAACGGTGAAATGCTTGTTCATTTAGATTACTTCTTCCCGTGTTCACAGGTTCGTTTCAATAAGCTGCTAAAAATCATTGAACTTGATTGGCAGCATGAAGCGGAATTGAAAGAGAATTTGAAAGTGAACTTTCAAAAAAGAATTGCCGATTTAACAGCCTTGTGGAAAGAAAATAGCAAACTTTACTATGACAACAAGGAAAAGGCGGCAAGTACCAAAGCAATTATTGACAACCGAAAGCACCCGAACGGGTTGCCACTTTCAAAGGATGAATTGAAAGAAGCACAGGCTGATTTCAGAGCCTACACAGCAGCTTATAAACAGGCACTTTCGGATGCAAAGAGCAATAAACGGTTCAAAGAACGGTTTGAAAAATACTTAGAATCTATGTAAAGGCGGTGAGTTGAATTGTTCTTCAAAGGTTATGTTGAAACCAAAAACAAGAAGTGCATAGAGAAGTTCAAAGGAAGAACAGACTTCAAGACCTTTGAACAGGTTCAGTCATTGCCGGAATACGCTGGAATTTTGTCAGCGGAAACAATTCTGATTGATGTGGATGATTTTGAAGCGTCCGAAATACTGTTCAAGGTTGTAAAAGAATATGCGTTGACCTGTCGAGTGTACCGCACAAGCAGGGGTAAGCATTTTCTGTTCAAGAACAGCGGAGTACCAACCAACAAGACAGGCTGCAAACTGGCAATAGGTTTGACCGCTGATATTAAAATCGGTACAAGAAATTCCTATGAAGTTCTGAAATATGACAATCAGAACAGGGAAATTCTTTATGATACCGTTGAAAATGAGGAAGCCCAGCAGCTTCCCCGTTGGTTGTTTCCGGTGAAATCCAAAATGGAGTTTTTGAACATGGAAACCGGGGATGGTAGAAATCAGGGGCTTTTCAATTACATTCTTACGCTGCAAAGCAATGATTTCAGCGTGGAAGAAGCACGGGAAACAATCAGAATCATCAACAAGTTTGTTCTGAAAGTTCCGCTTTCCGATGATGAAATTGAAACCGTCCTTCGGGATGATGCGTTCAAGAAGCCTGTTTTCTTCATGGGTTCGACTTTCTTTTTTGATAAGTTCGCAACCTTTTTGAAGAACAACAACCATATTATCAAAATTAACAATCAGCTACATATCTACAAGAACGGTATCTATATTTCTGGGCTGGCAGAGATTGAAGCGGAAATGATACAGCACATTCCGGGGCTGAACAGGGCGAAAAGAACAGAAGTCCTTGCTTACCTTGATATTCTGATCCGTGAGAATTCCAAAGCGGAAGATGCAAACCTGATTGCGTTTGAAAATGGGCTTTACAATATCGTGGATGATTCCTTTGTGGAGTTTACCCCGGAACACATTATCACAAACAAAATCAGGTGGAAATATAACCCGGAAGCCTATTCTGAACTTGCGGACAAGACCTTGAACAAGATTGCTTGTAATGATCCGCAAATCAGGGCGTTGCTTGAAGAAGCAATCGGGTATTGCTTCTATCGCAGGAATGAGCTTGGAAAAGCCTTCATTTTGACGGGCGACAAATCCAACGGTAAAAGCACCTTCCTTTCAATGGTTCAGTGCCTTTTGGGGGATGAAAATATCAGTTCCCTTGACCTGAAAGAATTGGGCGATAGGTTCAAGACCGCTGAAACGTTCGGAAAGTTGGCGAACATCGGTGATGATATTGGTGACGAATTCATAGCGAACCCGGCAATTTTCAAAAAGCTGGTTACAGGCGAAAGAGTTTCAGCCGAACGCAAGGGGCAGAACCCGTTTGAATTCAACAACTATTCAAAGCTGCTTTTTTCCGCAAATAACATTCCCCGTATCAAAGATAAGACGGGTGCGGTGCAGCGGCGTTTGACAATCATTCCGTTTGATGCAAGGTTTTCCGCTGATGATCCTGATTTCAACCCGTATATCAAGCACCTGTTAAAAACTGATGAAGTCATGGAATACCTGATAAATTTGGGTATTACCGGATTGAAGCGGGTTCTTCTAAACCGCAAGTTTACGGGTTCGACTAAAGTTCAGAAAGCAATGGACGAATACGAGGAAAACAACAATCCTATTATTGGGTTCTTCCGGGAATGTGAAGATGAAGAATTCCAAATTGAGAACGAACCAACCAATGTTGTTTATAAGCGTTATCAGGAATATTGCCTTGCAAACAGCTTGCAGCCTATGAGCAACATTGAATTTTCAAAGCAGGTCAACCGCATTTTGAATATGCGTGTTGAAAACAAATGGTTGAACGGTAAAAAACACCGTATTTTCATTAAAAACGAATAAAGGAAGGTGTGCATTTTGAATGAACAGAGAAAGAGAGAACAGAAAGTAAAGACTGGATAGGCAATCAAAACAGTATTTACACCACCTTGGGGGCTTCCAATCATATCGACAAGGAACGGCAGCAGCATGATTATTATGCAACCGAACCGAAAGCAATGGAACTTCTGCTTGCAGAAGAACAGTTTTCCCCGGTCATTTGGGAATGTGCTTGCGGTGAAGGGCATTTGTCAAAAGTGCTTGAACAGCACGGGTTTGAAGTTATCAGCACAGATTTAATTTACCGGGGGTTCGGTGATCCTGAACCGCTGGATTTCCTGAAAGAATCCCTTGAAGATTTTGAAGGGGATATTATCACAAACCCGCCGTACAAATACGCCCTTGAATTTGTTGAACAGGCGTTGAACAGTGTGCAGCTGGGAAGAAAAGTTGCAATGTTCCTGAAACTGCAATTCCTTGAAGGGAAAAGCAGGAAACAGTTCTTCTTACATAACCCGCCGAAACCGGTTTATGTAAGTTCTTCCCGCCTGAAATGTGCAAAGAACGGTGGATTTGAAATCATTGCTTCAAGTGCTGTTGCTTATGCGTGGTTTGTGTTGGAAAAAGGCTTTCAAGGTGATCCAATCATCAAATGGATAAACTGAAAGGGGTATGTATGGAGCAATTACACTTCAAAGTTAAATCCCCCGCTAATTTTGTAAAATTGGCTTGCACCATTCTTTTTGAAAGAAGTGAAAAGCTGATAGAACTTGGATATGTATGGCGGGAAGTTTTCAATGAAACGGACGGGGAACAGCTTTTTCAAAATTTTATGGAAGAACTTTTTCCTGAAGGTTGCACCATTGGAGAAAAGGAACTTATCCAAATAACAAATAAAGCAATCCGATTTTTGGAAACAGACATTTCTTGCCTTGACATTAAGGCGAACCATGATAAGACACGATTTACTTATTATGTGTATTTTGCCCCAACTCATAAGGTGTTTGAATGCGGATTTGCACAGCATGAAGATACAGTTATTAAAATTCTGAAAGATTTCTTTGGAAAGTCTATCGCTGATTATGATACCGAAAAGCTAAAACGATTTATAATCAATTCTTTTGAAATCCGTTCAGATAATACAACGGTATCTTCCATTGCGAAAGATGCTGATTTTATCCAAAGGTCGGTTTATAGAGAAAGTAGAAATTGAAAGGGGTGCAAGATGAACAAAAATAATCCTTATTACAATAGTGAAGGGTACGCTGACCCTACTGCATTTTACGGAACAAAGCAAATTGTGAAGGAAGAAGCAAAAACAGAACGGCGGGCAAATGAATTGATAAAAGTTTTGAAGTTCATCATTCGTTCATGCGGTTTTGAACTGGTTGAACGGGTGAAAATCAAGGACACAAAGACAGGAAAGGAGTTCAAATAATGGAACAGATTCAGAATGCAGTATTGGCAGCGTTTGAAGAATTCAAGAAAGAATTCGGAGAAAATGCGAAACTTGAAGAAGGTGATGAATTTGTCACCGTATTCAATAATTGTACGCTGATTATCAGTATTGAAGATGGTACGCTTAGAGAACGGTTTATTGGTGGCAAGCCTTACCGGGTTGATATGTCACTTGCAATTTATGAGGGTGGGGCAAATGAATAATTTTACTACGGTTGAACGCATTGAACAGTTTTCAAACCTGATGAACCCTTATGTTTCGGAAGAATTCAAGAAATGGCTGATTGAAAACGGGTTCTTCACAGCCCCGGCTTCCATTCACCACCACGGGGCTTATTCCGGGGCGTTGTTCGATCATAGCTTTGCAGTAACCAAAGCCCTTCTTTCCTTTACGGAACGGCTTGAACTGAAATGGCAGCTTGAACGCAGCCCCTACATTGTGGGTATGTTTCACGATCTTTGCAAGGTGGACAACTACACTTGCACGAAAAAGCCCGCCCTTTCCCCGTTGCTGGAAGGTGACAGTTGGGAATATAACAATGCAACCCTTCTTCCGGGGCATGGTGATAAATCCGTTATGATGTTGCAGCAGCACATTCAACTTACGGATGAAGAACTTTACTGTATCAGGTGGCACATGGGGGCTTTCGATGATAAAGAGAATTGGAACAGCTACGGGCGGGCAGTAACCAACTTCCCGAATGTGCTTTACACCCACACCGCCGATATGGTAGCAGCCCGGATTTTGGGGGTATGAGCATGAACAACGATGATAAGGAACATCTTGAATACATAAGGGCATGGGTGCAGCAGAAGAAACAGCATGAAGCCCATAAGCAGATTGCAAAGCGGAAAATCAAATATCATTTCCGAATGGCGTTTCATTGGCTGATTGAACTTTTCAAGAAAGGACGGTAAACAGATATGAAGAAACTTTATGATGGAATTATCGGTTTAGTTGTTGGGGATGCTTTGGGTGTTCCCGTTGAATTCAAAAAGCGTGATACTTACAAGGTAACAGATATGATTGGTTACGGAACTTATAATCAGCCGTCCGGTACATGGTCGGACGATAGTTCAATGACCCTTGCAACCATTGAAAGTATAGGGCGCATAGGTTCATTTGATGCCGCTGACATTATGAACAACTTCTATCAGTGGTTGCAGAATGACAAATTTACACCGTGGGGCAAAGTGTTTGATGTGGGCGGTGCAACACGGCGGGCAATCGTGCGATATGCAAACGGAACTGACCCGGTGAAATGCGGTGGTAAAACCCGCATGGATAACGGCAACGGTGCGTTGATGCGTATTCTTCCTGTGGCTATGCTTGCGGAAACTGATCCACATGACAAGATGGTGACAGTGAAAAGCATTGCAGGGCTTACCCACAACCACCCAATTTCACATATCGCTTGCTTCATTTATGCGTTCATGGTTGAAAACCTGATGAACAATGTTGATAAGCGTTCAGCCCTTTCCAATGCAATTCAGGTTGTGGGCGGGCTTTACGGTGAAACGGAAATGTGGCAGGAATTCCGCTTCCTTGCTGAAATTGATAAGCTTGACCGTGATGAAATCAAAAGTTCCGGCTATGTGGTGGACACGCTGGAAGCTGCTGTTTGGTGTTTCCTGAATTCGTGCAGTTATCGGGAATGTGTTTTGCTGGCAGTGAACTTAGGCAGCGACACCGACACAGTAGCGGCGGTTGCTGGTGGACTTGCCGGGATTTATTACGGTTGCGGTGGTGAAAGCGGTATTCCTGATGAATGGATTGCACAGATTTCACGGAAAGACTGGATCGAAGGATTATGTGATAAATTTAAAAATTAACTTTCAAAACTGAAAAACATTCAAGTTTTCATTCCAGTTACATTCAAGTTGTAGTTGTGGGAACTGGAATGCGAAGAAACGCTTGCTATATGGAGTTTTTCATTCAATTCATTCAACTTCTTCAACTTGTTTTTGAGTTCTTTATAAGATAGAAAAAATCAATATCAATTTACAGTATTTTTCTAAAAATAGAGTAATAAGAAACAACAAGTTGAAGTTGAATGAATTACCCGGTGATTATTTGTAAACCCGCATGAACACAGACTTTTTCTTCATTCCACTTTCACATTCAAGTTAGAAAGGCGATGCTTCCATGAAAGCGAAAGAATATTTGCAGCAGTTGCAGCGATTAGATACGATGATAAATCAGAAAATCAAGGAATTAGGTGATTTGCGCCTGATGTCGCAGAGTGTCGGCGGCATTGATTATTCAAAAGAGCGTGTGCAGTCCAGCCCTTCCGGGGATGCCCCGTTTGTGAAGCCTGTTTTGCGTATGATCGAACTTGAACAGGAAATCAATGCAGAGATTGACCGCTTTGTTGATGAAAAGCATGAAATCATCAATCAGATTCAGGCTTTGCAGAACCCAAAACATATTGATATTCTGTATAAACACTATGTTGAATTCAAACGGCTTGAAATCGTTGCCGTTGAAATGAACTTTACATATCAGTACATCGTTGAATTGCACGGTACAGCGTTGAAGGAATTCCAGCTTACCCATGAAAACCTATTGAATTCCAATGATGAACCATGATATAATAATATAGTGAAAAATCAGTGGGAACATAGTTCCTTGCTGATTTTTTCGTTTTTCCGGTGGGGTATTCATAGCCGAATGAAAGACAGGTCGGTGAACTCCTCTACCCACCGGGAAAATCTTTTTGCGTTTTTTGAAGCCTTGAAAGGGGGTGTTGCCGGATGGCACGAATGACAGAGAAGCAAAAACGATTTGTTGAAGAATACCTGATTGACCTGAACGCAACACAGGCAGCTATCAGGGCGGGCTATTCACCTAAATATGCCGATAGGGAAGGTCACAAATTAGTAGAGAATAGTAGAGTTTCGGAAGCGATTGAAAAAGCCCTTGCCGAAAGAAGCCGCAGAACCGGGATAAATCAGGATCGAGTTGTTCAGGAACTTGCCAAAATTGCATTTGTCAAAATTACTGATGTTGTCAATGATGATTGTGAAATTCTTCCCGATGCTGATGAAGCTGACCTTGCGGCGATTGAATCAGTAAAAGTAAAAAGCATTCCTACAAAAAGCGGTGAAGTAGGTGTTGAACGGGAAATCAAACTTTCTTCAAAGCTGAAAGCCCTTGAATTGCTTGGTAAGCATTTGGGTATGTGGAATGATAAGCTGGATGTGAACATGAATGTTCCTGTAATCTTTGAAGGGGAAGATAACATTGCCGATTGACGATAATGCAATCAGAGTAAATCTTCCCGCTTTGATAGATATAGGATATGGGGATTTTTGGCGTACAAAATGCCGTTACCGTGTGTGTAAGGGTAGCCGTGGTTCAAAGAAAAGTAAAACAACCGCATTGAACATGATTGTTCGCTTGTTCAAATATCCTGAAAGCAATGGGTTGTGCATACGCCGATTTTCAAATACTTTGCGTGATTCAGTCTTTTCAGATTTGAAATGGGCTATTCATCAATTAAAAGTGGATGAACACTTTGATTGTACTGTTTCCCCTATGCAGATTATACGCCGTTCAACCGGGCAGAAGATTCTTTTCCGTGGGCTGGATGACGGTTTGAAGGTTACTTCTATTTCTGTTGAAAAAGGGGTGCTATGTTGGGTTTGGTTTGAAGAAGCCTATGAGATACGGGAAGATGATTTCAACAAAGTTGATATGTCAATCCGTGGTGAAGTGCCTGATGGATATTTCAAACAAATTACATTGACCTTTAACCCGTGGAGTGCTACAAGTTGGCTGAAAGCCCGGTTCTTTGATACGCCTGATAAAGATGTGTTCACTAAAACTACCACATGGCAATGTAATAAATGGCTGGATGAAGCTGACCGCAACATTTTCTTGAAGATGAAGCAGAACAATCCCCGCCGTTACCGCATTGAAGGTGATGGGGAATGGGGCATTGCGGAAGGGCTGATTTATACCAATGTTGTTTGTGAAGATTTCGATATAAACGAGGTTCGCAAAATCAGCGGTATCAAATCGGCGTTCAACCTTGACTTTGGTTTTACTGACCCGAACGCCTTTGTTTGTGAAATGGTGGATAACGCTGCAAAGCGTATTTACATTTTCGATGAATGGTATAAAACAGGAGTAACCAACAAAATCATAGCTGAACAAATCAAGGCTATGGGCTACGGCGGGCAGAAGATTATTTGTGATAGTGCTGAACCGAAATCCATTGCAGAGTTGCAGGAAGAAGGTATTCAGGCAGAGCCTTCCCGGAAGGGTAAGGACAGTGTGAACCACGGCATTCAGCTTATACAGAACTATCAGATTGTGGTTCATCCACGATGCACAGAGTTCAAAAAAGAAATTGACAACTATTGTTGGAGCAAGGACAAAGACGGTAAACCAACGGATAAGCCGGATCACGAATTTTCGCACGGTATGGATTCCATGCGGTACGGTGTTTCCAAAATCCTGTTGCCGGATGCGTTCAGTTTCGACTAAAAATAACACATTAGTAACAAGAAGCCTTGAAATCATAGTATTTCGGGGCTTTTGTCTTTATTATGCAATAGAAAGAAGGTGAAAAGGGTGAGCCTGATTGACACATTGGCGGTCAAAGTATCGAACCTGATTTTGCAGGGTGCAGATATGAGCGATAAGCAGTTCTTTGAACGGGAAATCCAAAAGTGGAAGAACAGCCCGCAGCGTATCATGCAAATCAAGGGGCATTTGTACTATGACAATGAACACGATATTTTGCACCGAAAACGAATGATGATCGGTGAGGGCGGTGAACTGCAAGAGGTTGACAACCTACCAAACAACCGCCTGATTGATAATCAGTATGCAAAGTTGGTGAACCAAAAAGCGAACTACCTTTTAGGTCAACCCTTTGCTATTGAAGGTGAAAATCAGCAGTATGTTGAACTTTTGAAAAAAGTGTTCAACAAGCGTTTTATGAAAACCCTGAAAGCAGCAGGAAAGGCAATGCTGAACAACGGTATCTGCTGGCTGTACCCTTATTACACCGAAACGGGCGAATTTTCCTTCCGAATGTTCCCCGGCTATGAAGTGCTTCCCTTTTGGAAAGACACAGAACACACTATTCTTGAAGCGGCTGTCCGCTTGTATTTGGTGTTTGGGTATCAGGGTACAACGCCCGTACTGATTGAAAAGGTTGAAATCTATGATTTGAACGGTGTTCACCGCTTCATTTTGGACGGTTCAACCCTTATTCCTGATTTACAGGGTGTTGATGATAACACTTCCCCGTACACCACAACCACGGGTAAGGACGGGAACACCCTTCCCCTGAATTGGGCGAAAGTTCCCCTGATTCCGCTGAAATACAATGAATGTGAAATCCCGCTTTTGAAGAAGGTGAAAACCCTTCAAGATGGTATCAATGTTATGCTGTCCGACTTTGAAAACAATATGCAAGAGGACGCACGAAACACCATTCTTGTATTGAAGAACTATGATGGAACGAATTTAGGGGAATTCCGAAAGAACCTTGCAACATACGGTGCGGTGAAGGTTCGCTATGACGGGGAAACCAAAGGCGGCGTTGAACCCCTTGAAATCAAAGTCAATGCTGAAAACTATAAGGCTATCATTGAAATTTTCAAGAAAGCCATTATTGAGAACGGCATGGGCTACGATGCAAAGGATGATAGGCTTTCCGGCAACCCCAACCAAATGAATATTCAATCCATGTATTCAGATATTGATTTGGATGCAAATGACATGGAAACAGAGCTGCAAGCAGCTTTTGAAGAAATCCTTTGGTTTGTAAACGCCCACCTTGCCAATACCGGGCAGGGCAACTTTGACGGTGAAGAAGTCAACATTATCTTCAACCGGGATATTCTTATCAACGAGAGTGAAGCAATAGATAATTGTCAGAAGTCCGTTGGTATTCTTTCCGATGAAACTATTGTTGGTATGCACCCGTGGGTTGATGATCCGCAGCTTGAACTTGACCGCTTGAAGAAGCAGAAAGAGGAACAGCAGGCAGAATTTGAAGCCCAGCAATTCAACCCGTTTGCACCACAGCAGCAGAAGGGTAACGCCCCGCCTGATGATGAAGGGGGTACGGTGAATGGATAACGCTGAATACTGGAAGTTGCGGTTTGAACAGCTTGAACAGGCGCAGAACCAAAAGGGCGTGAAGGCCTATGCTGATATTGAACGGCAGTATAAGGAAGCCCAAAAGCAACTTGAAGGGCAGATTGCCCGCTGGTATCAGCGTTTTGCAACCAACAACGGAATTTCCCTTGCGGAAGCACGGCAGTATTTGAAGGGTGCAGACCTGAAAGAATTTAAGTGGGATGTGCAGGAATATATCAAGTACGGACAGGACAACGCCTTAAACGGCGGCTGGATGAAAGAACTTGAAAATGCTTCTGCAAAGTACCACATTTCAAAGCTGGAAGCCCTGAAAGTACAAACGCAGCACAGCCTTGAAGTCATGTATGCAAAGCAGTTCGGCACTATGCACGGGGCTTTGTCGGATGTTTTTGAAAGCGGGTATTATCACACGGCGTATGAACTTCAACACGGGTTCAATGTTGGTTGGGATATTGCCGGACTGGATCAGGCGCAGATTGAAAAGGTACTTGCTAAACCGTGGGCGGCTGACGGGTACAATTTTTCTGAAAGAATTTGGGGAAACAAGAACAAGCTGATTTCGGAAGTTCACAACGAACTTTCCCGGAATATCATGTTGGGTGCTGACCCGCAAAAGGCTATTGATTCTCTTGCAAAGAAGATGAACACTTCCAAAAACAACGCCGGAAGGCTTGTAATGACGGAAGAAGCCTATTTCAGTTCAGCCGCACAGAAGGATTGCTTTGAAAGTTTGGGCGTTGAACAGTATGAAATTGTTGCAACGCTGGATTCCCATACTTCCGACATTTGCAGAAGCCTTGACGGGAAGCATTTTCCCATGAAAGACTATCAGCCGGGAGTGACCGCCCCGCCGTTTCATGTTTATTGCCGTTCAACAACCGTTCCATATTTCGATGAACAGTTTGACATTGGGGAACGGGCGGCAAGGGATGAAGAAACCGGGAAAACCTACTATATTCCCGATGATATGAATTATCAGGAATGGAAGGAAACCTTTGTTGATGGCGGTGACAAGTCCGGGTTTGATGTACTGGACGATGGTTCAGCCCTTCACTACACCCACCATGAAGAACCTGAACCGCCGAAACCAAAGAAGGAATATCTGACAAAGAAGAAGCTGCAAGCGAAAATTGCTGATGCAGATGTTCAGCTTGAAGATTTGGAAGCCCAATTCAAGGGCGTTTCCGGGGGGTGGACATTCGATGAAGTTTTGAAGGACTTTGGAAGCCTTGAAGATTTCACGGATGGAGATGATCTTGCAAAACTGAAAGACCTTCATTCACAGGTGGAAGCCATTGAAGCCCAAAAAGCAGAGTGGCAGCAGAAGTTGAATGAAAAGCTGATTGCAGAGCAGAAGAAAGCCCTTGTAAAACAGCAAGTGGAACTTGAAGCACAGAAAGCCGCCGTTCAGCAACAGCTTGATGATTTCGAGGTCAAGACCTATTCCGGCATTTGGTACAACAAGGATGTGACAACCGCTGATTGGGCGGGGCTGAATATCGAGGGTAAGAAGAAGTATTATGAAGGGAAGTTCATTACCGAAACTGACCCCGATTTGATGCAGAAGTATCAGGATTTATACAAGCAGTTGGAAGAACTTGATACAGAGGGCAAAGCCTACGCCGACATTCAGAAAGAGTTGAAGCAAATTCAAACCCAAATCACCAAAGTTCAAGCCGATTTGAAAAAACTTGAACAAGGTGGTATAATTGATTCGGTGGACGATGCTTTTTCGCAAGCCCGCAAGGATGCGGCAATGTGGGCGAAAAGCACCAAAGAAGCGGATGCCTTGTTGCGTGATAAGTGCGGCGAGGTATGGAAAGCGGCAAAACAAGCTGAACGCCGTGCAATCTATGATTACACTTCCGGTTCAGGTAAGTTCAACCGCCCCCTTTCCGGCTTTCAAGGTGGGTGGGGGCAATACAATAATAAAGGCGTTGGGAAGGTTGATCTGAACTATGAAGGTGCGTTCAAAGAAATTAAAGATATGACTGAAATAATCAGCCAATCCAGCTATGATTTTGATGTGTGGTTGCAGCGTGGATGTGGTACGGAAGCGATTGAAAGTTTTTTGCACCTTCCGAATGGTACACTTGGGCGAATGACACAAGAACAGCTTCAACAATTTCTTGGGCGGGATGGAAGAATATATTCTTTCACTTCAACAGGTGTTGCAAAGGGCAAAGGGTTCAGCGGCAATGTGATTATGAATATATATGCCCCAAAGGGTACGCAAATGATGTATGCAGAACCCTTTTCCGCTTTTGGTAACGGCGGCGGTAAATCGTGGGATGGTATTTCTTCACAATCAACCTTTGGTTATGAATCAGAAATGATTATTCAAAGGGGTGCTTCCTATACGATAACCAAAATTGAAAAAACGGGTGGCACAATTTTCATTGATGTTGAAGTACACCCGGAACAAGGGTATGAATTTGTTGAAGAAATGGCTGATTATGTAGGAAAGTAGGTGATGCAAATGGCAGAGCAAAAGGAAAATAATTTACACCAACCCATTTCAGGAGGCGGGAGAATTACAACGCATAAATGGTGTGATACTTGTATGTTTTGTGATGAGATAGAACCCATTGGGCGACAACCACAAACCCGCTATTGCAAAATCTACGGGGCAAACGACACGCACGGTAAACCTGATGAAGTGATTTATGAAGGTGCAATGTGTGAGTTCTACGAGAAAGAAAAGCAAAAATGAAAACAAACCACCTTTGAAAGTTAATTTTCAAAAGTGGTTTTTTCATGCCCTTTTTCAGAAAGAAGGTGATCCGCCTATCTTCCAGCTATGGGTTAAATAGCGATTTCGTCTTTTAAGCGTTGCAGACGGTAAAGAACAAGGTCAAAATGCGTGGTTCGTAACCCACGGTAAAAAACGGAAATTTTGAAAGGTAGGGAAACACAATGACAAAGGAAGATTTGATTGCAATGGGCTTGACAGAGGAGCAAGCAAAAAAGGTGATGGATTCTCTTGATGGAAATTTCGTTACCAAAACACGCTTCAATGAGGTCAATGAGGAAAATAAAACCTTAAAGCAGTCTGTTGCAGACCGAGATAAGCAGCTTGACGATCTGAAAAAATCCAGCGGTGATAATGCTGAATTGAAAAAACAGATTGAAACCTTGCAGCAGCAGAATGCCGATCAAAAGAAAACCCATGATGCGGAAATGGCACTACTGAAGTTGGATAATGCAGTTGATGCGGCCCTTACAGCAGCTGGTGCAAAAAATGCAAAGGCAGTTAAGGCGCTGCTTGACATTTCTAAAGTCAAGCTTGGGGAAGACGGAAAACTGTCTGGCTGGGAGGAGCAGCTTAGCTCGGTGCAAAAATCGGATTCCTATCTGTTTGAAGCCAAACAGAACCAACCGGTTTTTCGAGGGTATCAACCGGGGCAGTCTGGTGATACAAAACCAAATGCTGGAATGGATCCCTCAAAGATGACCTATTCGGAAATGGTGGCATATATGGCGGCCAATCCGGATGCAAAAATTGAATAAAAAGAAAGGTGAAGCTAAATGGCAAAGTTTGATTCCAAAACATTTAACCCACAGGCATTTGGTCATTATGTGAACCGAATTCCGAACACGAAAAAGACCGAACTTGCAAGATGCGGTGCTGTTGGCAGCAATGAGAACGCCCGCAACGCCCTTGCTACACAGACGGGTTCCCTTTATGCCCGTATTCCTTATTTTGGCAGAATTAGCGGTGGCACTTCGCAGAACAACGATGGTGCAACCGATATTGCAAGCACCAGCACAACAACTTATGAACAGGGGTTTGTTGTCGCATCCAGAATGGATTCCTGGACAGAAAAAAGTTTCAGCAAGAACATTACCGCTGGCGTTGATTTTATGGACAATGTGGCAGCACAGATTGCAGATTACAAGCTGGAAGTCAAGCAAGATATGCTGCTTGCGATTTTAGAGGGTGTGTTCAGTATGTCCACTACTGGTAGCACCGCAGCAGCAAAGGCGGCAAAGGAATTCCTTGCAGCTCATGTTTACGATATTACCGGGAACACTGGTGATAACGCTTTTGTTGGTGCTTCTACCCTGAACAGAGCCATTCAGAGGGCTTGCGGCGATAACAAGAATATCTTCAAACTGGTTATCATGCATAGTGAGGTTGCAACCAACCTTGAAAACCTCCGTCTGTTGAAGTATCTGACCTATACCGATGCGGACGGTGTGCAGCGTGATCTTACTCTTGCAACATGGAATGGTCGTGCAGTCCTGATTGATGATGGTATGCCGACATCAGAAGTAGCAGAATCTTCTAAGGATGCAGGTGATGGCTATACAGCCTATACAACTTACATTCTTGGGGAAGGATCCATTATCCTGGATGATATCGGCGATGCTGTTCCCTATGAAATGAACCGTAATCCAGAGAAGAACGGCGGTCAGGATACCCTTTATGTTCGTGACCGTTATATTTGCGGTGTGGAGGGTATTTCCTTTGAGAAGCCTGCGAGCTGCACGGCTTCCGCTTCCAATGCTGACCTGAAAACAGGTGCAAACTGGAATATCATCAACGATGAAAGCAAGGCAATCCCGCACAAGTCTATTGCGCTTTGTAAGATTGTCTCCAGAGGCTAAGTAAGGCGGTGATTCCCAATGCTGGATCTAGTAAAGGAACGCTTGCAGTCTTTCGGATACGAAATTCAGGATGGTGATGAAATCCTTCTGAATTTTTCTATTCAGAAGGTGGAAAACACTATCAAGAATGATTGCAATGTATCTTCTGTACCTGACGGATTGGTGAATATCGCTGTTGATATGGCGGTAGGTGAATTTTTAACGGCAAAGAAAACCTTTTCGCCGGATAGCATTGCAGGGCTGGACTTGAATTTTGCGGTAAAGCAGATACAGACAGGGGATACCAATACCGTATTTGCAATTGGAGAAGGAAGTTTGACCGCTGAACAGCGATTGAACAATTTCTTGAACGATCTTCTGACTTATGGTAGAGATCAACTTTCTTGCTATAGGAGAATTCGATGGTAAAATCAATGAAGATTGCACAAAAAGCCGCACGGGAAGCGATTGAAAGTACCTATGAAGGCATTTGTACCGTTATAGAGCGTCAGGATATACGAGATGAAAGAACCAAAATCACAAAAAAATCAGAAGTAATCGTAACGGAGCATCAGCCTTGTAAGCTATCTTTCGAAAGGCTGAACACCGTTGTTCAAACAGATGCAGCATCTGCACTTTCGCAAAGCACGAAGTTATTCGTATCGCCAGAAATTGTGATCAATGAGGGGTCTAAAATCATTGTGGAACAGGACGGCAGAAAATCCGAATATGCCGCAAGCGGTGCGCCTGCTGTTTATGCAACCCACCAAGAAGTGCTGCTAGAACTATGGAAGGAGTGGGCATAATGGGGAAAATGGGTAGCTTTCAGGTGAATGAATGGAAAAAATTGCAAAAGCAGTTAAACCAACTGCAACAGAAGCACGTTTCCGCATTCATAGATGCCTGTGCAAAAGAGCTTGCTGCCCGTCTACTTTCCAAAGTTATTAAGCGCACACCCGTGGGGCAATACCCAAAAAATGCAGGCAAAAAAGGTGGAACCCTTCGACGTGGTTGGACTTCCGCAACTCATGAAGAAGCAGCAAGCGGCGGAAAAAATACAAATGCGAAAGCATATGCAGATTCTTTGAAAATAGATCACGTCGGGAATACAATTTCAATCGAGATTGTCAATCCGGTAGAATACGCATCCTATGTGGAATATGGGCATCGAACAGCCAATCATCAAGGATGGGTACAAGGTCGGTTCATGCTTACAATTTCGGAACAGGAAATTCAGAACATCGCCCCGAAAGTGCTTGAAAGTAAAATCAAAAAGTTTTTAGGGGAGTGCATGAAATGATAAATTCGATAATTGAAGGTATCAGCATTTCTTTAAACGCTGAATTTGGCGATAATTACACCACATATACAGAAAACGTAGAGCAAGGTTTGAAAGAGCCTTGTTTTTTTGTGTTCTGTATCAACCCAACGAACCGTGTTTTCCTTGGAAAGCGGTACTTCAAGACCCATCAAATGTGCATTCAGTATTTTCCAGTAAACAGAGATCGCAGAAAAGAAGAATGCAACGCCATTTCGGAACGGCTGTTTGACTGCCTTGAACATATCACCGTTTCCGGGGATTTGGTACAGGGAACAAAAATGCATGCTGAAATGGTGGACGGAGTTTTAAACTTCTTTGTGAACTATGATTTCTTTGTTTACAAGAAGGAAGATACTGTTCCCATGGAAGAATTAAGCGAACAAGTTGCTGTGAAAGAATAGGTGATAAAATGACAGCACAGAAAAAAGAAAAAGTAGTTACAAATTTGAATCCGATCGAGCCTACATTCTCGAAGGATCAAATTCTTGCGTCGAAGCGATTTCAGGGCAAGAAGGACATTGTGAACGCGCTTCTCCTGAAATTTCCAGACACAGCTACGTTCACGGTAAAGGCCGTGGAAGAAATGATTGAAAATTATATGAAAGGACAGGTGAAATAATATGGCATTAGGCGGTGGAACCTTTGTAGTTCAGAATAAAAAATTGCCAGGTGCATATCTCAATTTTGTTTCGGCAGCTTCCGCTTCTGCGACCCTTTCCGATCGAGGAATTGCAACCATGCCAATTCCAATGGATTGGGGTGCAGATGGGGCAGTATTTGAGGTAACCAGTGGGGACTTTCAAAAGAATGCGCTGAAACTATTCGGCTATGATTATTCACATGAAAAAATGAAGGGATTGCGGGATCTATTCCAGAATATCCGAACCCTTTATGCGTACAAGCTGACTTCCGGAGGTGTAAAAGCAAGCAATGACTTTGCAGAAGCACGTTATTCCGGCGTTCGTGGAAACGCTTTAAAGATCGTTATTCAAAAAAATGCAGATAACGATTCAAAGTTTGATGTAAAAACGGTGCTGGATACCAATATCGTAGATGAACAAACTGTTGAAAAAGCAGAGGATCTGGTTGCCAATGATTTTGTAACCTTCCAGCAAAATGCAGAACTAGCAGTAACAGCGGCAACACCACTCACTGGCGGCACAAATGGTACAATAAATGGAACAGCGTATCAGAACTATCTTGATAAAATCGAATCATACGCATTCCACACAATGGGCGTTGTGGTCACAGACGAAACCACAAAGGCATTGTTTCATTCATTTGTGAAGCGCATGCGGGATGAAATGGGCGTAAAATTCCAGCTGGTATTGTATCAGTACAATACTGCTGATTACTGCGGCACCATCAGCGTAAAGAATAAGGTCTTGGATGATGGCTGGAGCGAAGCAGCACTTATTTATTGGGTAACTGGTATTTCTGCTGGATGTGCAGTGAATAAGTCCAATCAGAACAGAAAATACACGGGGGAATTTCAAATTGATACCGATTACACACAGTCCGAATTGCAAAGCGCAATGGAATCTGGGGAATTTGTTTTCCACCGTGTGGGTTCAGATGTTCGTGTACTGGAGGATATCAACACGCTTGTTACAATCTCCGATACACAGGGAGCAGTCTTCCAGGACAACCAGACCATTCGAGTTATTGACCAAGTGGCAAATGATATTGCAGTGCTGTTTAATACCAAGTATTTAGGTGTGGTTCCAAACAATGCGGCTGGAAGAAATTCGTTGTGGTCTGATATTGTCAAGCATCATGAACAGTTATCGGACATTAATGCAATCGAAAACTTCACGGACGCTGATCTTACGATCTCAGCCGGAAACACAAAGAAATCAGTTGTGGTACAAGATGCAATCACAGTTGTTCATACAATGGATAAGCTGTATATGACAGTAACTGTCGCATAAGAGAGGAGTGAAAGCACATGGCACAGAATGTTACGATGAAGGCAAAGGACACAGTCTTTGCCGCATTGGCAGAATGCTTTGTTACAATTGGTACGCGTCGGTATAATTTTATGCAGGCGATCAATTTGGAAGCAAAGTTTGAGAAATCTAAGACGGAAATTCCGATTTTAGGGAAAACCGGAAAGGGAAACAAAGCGTCCGGATGGAAGGGAACTGGTTCTGCAACCTTCCATTATAACACCTCTATTTTCCGTCAAATGATGGCGCAGTACAAGGATACTGGGGAAGATGTTTATTTTGAAATTCAAGTTTCCAACGAGGATCCTACATCCGGTGCAGGTCGGCAGACTATGATTCTGATCGACTGTAATATTGACGGCGGTATCCTTGCGAAATTTGACGCCGATGGTGAATATCTGGATGAGGATATGGATTTCACCTTTGAGGACTTCAAGATGCCGGAATCATTCAAGGATTTGGACGGCTTCCTTACAAATTAAACGGCTCATTATCCACATACATCAATTACTCTCCCCGAATCTGGGGAGAGTACCCTATTTTTCATTAAAGGAGTTATTACAATGTCTAGATTTGCCAGATTTATGAAGAACAATAAGAAGATCAAGCAGAATGCCCTGCATCCCGTTACCAAATCCCTGTGCGATGAACAGGGAAATCCGTTGGAGTGGGAGTTTAAGCACATTTCAACAAAGGAAAACGAAGAAATCAGAGAAAGCTGCATCAAGGAAGTGCCCATTCCTGGTAAGCCGAATGCGTACCGACTGAAAATGCAGTCCAGCATGTATGTGCAGAAGTTGATTGCTGCATCCGTGGTGGTTCCGGATTTGTACGATGCCGAACTACAAAATTCCTACGGAGTGAAATTGCCAGAAGACCTGTTGCTTGCACTGGTAGACGATCCGGGTGAATATAACGAACTAGCAATGTATGTACAGAAGTTCCAGGGATTTGATGTATCACTGGAAGATAAGGTGGAAGAAGCAAAAAACTAATCGAAGAAGGGGATTGGGAGGCAAATTACGCATACTATGCCCTTCTAAAACTACATATTCTGCCGTCTGTTTTTTTAGAAATGGACGAACAGGAAAAGGCATTTACGATAGCCGCTATTAAGATAAAAATCAAAAACGACAAAGAACGCGAAAAGGAGATCCAGCGGAAATCGAAAAAGAAAGGGGGATGATTCAAATAGCCACTATTCGAACAGCAATTGAACTGCAAGATCATTTCACAAATGTTTTGTACCAGGTTGTCCAATCTGTCAACCTTGGATTAACAGCTATGGAAAATTTGCAGCGAACCATGAATGCGCCGGTTGACACTGTATCTATGGAAATGGCACGAAATTCTATCAACCAGGCAACCGCTGCGGTACGGGAATTGGACGCTGCTATGCAAACCGTCAGTTCTTCAGTTATTTCTCCCTCTATTGCAGAGGTGCAAACGGTTTATAGCCAACCAGACAGGCAGCCCAGTATCTCTAAAAATATGGAACTGCCTGTCACACCTGTTTTTCCGCAGGATCCGTCTATCGACCTGCCAAAGGAACTGCGTGTGGATATCACACCGTATGTTACCCAACAGCCAGAGATTGACGTTCCAAAACAAATCGATGTGCCAGTAACTCCATTTGTTACACAGCAGCCTGAAATTGAGGTGCCTAATGATGTGACAATTCCAGTTACACCGGAAATCACGCAGCAGCCAGAAATTAACCTTCCAAACGGTATTGAGGTGCCTGTTTTCCCATATGTAACTGAACAACCGATCATTGAAACCCCTGAAAATATTACGATTCCTGTGGAAGCCATTGTCACACAGCAGCCGGTTATTGATGTTCCAAAGAATATTGAAGTGCCGGTTCAACCTTACGTTACACAACAGCCAGTTATTAATGTTCCGGATTCGATTGAGATACCCGTTCAGGTAGAAACAAGTGGAATTACAGAAAGCGAAAAACAAATTGACGTGTTGCTGGAACGTCTCAGCGATATTTCACAAATGCAAACGGCAATCAATGCCATCGGGAAACAGGTTTACCTATTGCCGGATGATGTAACCAAAAACATCCATGCTGCAAATACCGAAATACGCCGAATACAGGCAGCTATGGACTATCTAAAAACCAATCCGTTTCAATTGGACGATTCCATAATGAATCTGCAAATTGACGCAATTACAAAAGGGTTGGACACCATTGCCGCCAAGCAGCAGCAAATTGATACCTATATGGGTGGTGCTGCAACAAAAACAGTAAACATTGACGTGATTCCAAATGTCGCTACTCCGTCTATCCCACAGCCGGATCCGGTAAAAGTAGGGATCGAGTGGGTATCAGATAATTTTGATGTATTTACATCCAGCGGAGTAGATCGGTTCCAACAGGAATTGCAAAGTGCCAATGCCATGATGCAGCAGTTGTGTCATATACAAGAGCAGCTAAGCGGTACAGTAAATGGAATGGAAATTCTTCCATCGCAAGCAAAGGAAGATCTCTCTATGGTGCAAGATCGG